GGTACATCAAAAGCTAAAGAATTACTGGGAAGGAAGAAAGTAGCAGACATAGAATTTATTAGAAAACATTTTGCAAATGATTTTTCACAAATAGTAGGCTCTCCTAGTATAAAAGAAGATGTTATAAAAGGACTAAGCGAACAATTAGTAACAGGTAAGAAACCTAAAACAAGAAAACATAGTAGTAAATATACTAATACAAAGAAAAGGAAAAAACCGGCAGCAGCCCAAAGAGTTGAAAAAAATATTAAAGATACTTTAAAAGCAGCAGCTGTAGCGGGAGCAGCTTTTAAAGGAATAAAAGATGTAGGAAAAAGCAAGGCACCGGGTCAAAAACCACAAAGAAAAGCAGATGGTGAAGCCTTAACTCCAAAACAATTAGGATACTTAAGAAGAAAGATAAATACAAGACTACCACAACAAGTAGCAGAAAATATGGGAAGACCTGCATTGAATTTTCAAACAGGTAGATTTGCAAATAGTGCTAGACTAGTAGATTTAAAACAAGGAGACAAAAACTTAGTAGGTAAATATACTTATATGTTAAATCCTTATGAAACTTTTGAAAACACAGGAAGATATAGATGGCCAACTGGATATAATCCTAAACCTCTTATAGCACAAAGTATAAGAGAATTAGCAGAACAATATACGAATAAAAAATTTACACTTAGGAGACAGTAATGCCAGACAGTCAGTATAGAACAAAACGAAAAAAGATTGCAGTAGCAATGGCAGAACAATTAAAAAAGATTGATGGCAACTATCCATACAATTCGAATGTATTTGATAACGTGGATAGTCATTTAAAATTTTTAGATGAAATCGACCAATATCCGAAAATTTGTGTAGTTGCAGGAGATGAAACTAGACAATATTTGCCCGATAATTATAAATGGCGATTTTTAACTTTAACAATTAGAGCATATGTTCATACAGAGGACGATGCTCAAGAAGAATTAGCATTATTAATCGAAGATATCGAAAGAGTTATTGACGATAATGATGTTTTGGTGTATGACAGCTCTGTTTCTCCAAACGAGCAGACCACATCTTTAACGATTGAGTCAATCGGTACTGATGAAGGAGTAATCGCTCCCTTAGGTATAGGAGAAGTAGTAGTTGATGTACGATACTAGGAAACGATAACGCTCATTAAAATGACGCGGAATCCTTTCCAAAGCAATAATAGGAGAAAGCAATGGCTTTAAATCTATCGAGAAATACCAAAGTATTTGTTAGTACTGTTAACGGTGTAACAGCCGCGGGCGGAAACATTACTGGATTATCAGCTTCACCTGGCGGAACTAATAACGGTTTTGCAGTAGGAGATGTACTATTAGGCGGAACTTCCGATGGTAACGGAACTGGAGCTTCTTTCATTGTTACAGCTATATCAGGTGGCGGAGCTACTGGCCCAGCTACTAAATTAGCTATACCAAATAACATGAGAGGAACTGGACATTCTACTGGTGACGTTATTACTTGTACTAAGAAAAATGGTGCAACATTAAGTAGTGGACCTCAATTTACTGTTACAGCAACTTCATTAGCAGCTGCTGGTGGCGGTGTAACAACTGATGGTTCAAGAACAGGAACTGGCTTATTTAAAGGTAATGAAAAAGATGCAAATACTTTTAGAATCGGTGTACTAGATGGTTATAGTTTTTCTCAAGCTTCGGAATCAACTGATGTTGTTATTAATGAGGCAGGTGCAACACCAAAAAGGGGTTCAGAGAGATTTAACGATTCTCTAGCTCCAGCAGAATGGTCTTTCCAAACTTATGTAAGACCTTTCAAACATGGCGCAGCTAGCTTTAGAAGTAACACCCAACATGATATGGTAGAAAACATACTATGGGCAGCATTAGCTGGACAGGCATTAAACAACAGAAAACTACATAGTGAAAATAGTGGAGCAACTACTAACTCTGCCGTTACTTTAGAAAACGGAAACACTAAAATAGATTTCGATAGTTCAAATGCTCACGAACTTTTAAAACTTAACATTTTCTTTGCACTAGAAAATACAACATTTAGGCTAAACGACTGCCAGGTAAACCAAGTAGAAGTAGACTTCTCAATTGATGGAATTGCAACATTAAGTTGGTCTGGAAATGCTAATAGTATTGACCAGATTGCAGCAGCAGCTCACATAGAAGATCCATCAAAATCAACAGAGGTTACAATCTCTGGCTTTACTGAAGCAGCCAATACATCTGCTCTTTATTCTGAAAAGTATAATTATGTTGATGTCACTGGGCCTAGTGATGCTGATTACTTAAGAAACAAATTGTCTACAATGACATTAACTCACAAAAAGAATGCTTCAGGTGTTCTTGAAGTTGATGCAACAAGTAGCACAGAATCTTATACAATCAACATTACAGGTGGTAGTTTAACTATCGCAAATAACATTACATATCTAACACCAGAAACATTGGGTATTGTGGATAAACCAATTGGTTCATTCTCAGGAGCTAGAAACATTTCAGGTTCTTTAACTTGTTATTTAGATACTGGTTCCAACCAATTACTGAAAGATATGAACGCTGCTACTGACCTAGTTAGTAATGAGTTCGACATGGACTTGTACTTAGGCGGAGCATCAAACGCTACTCCACTTGTGCATTTTGATTTAGCAAAAGCACACTTGCAGATTCCAACAATTGAAACAGCTGATATTATATCAACTACAATTGAATTTGCAGGACAGGGTGATACTATTTCATCAACAGATGAACTAGTAATTAACTATAAAGGCTCAACAATTCACTCAGAGAGTGGTTATGACGACGAAGATAGTTTAGCGGTATAATTATGGCGGTGTACAACCTTCTTAGAGATGGTGCCGTACACATAGTGTTCGGGGGTAATCGATACAATGTAAAGGTTACCCCTGACCTTTCGTTCAATCAAACATTTGCGGAAGAGGCGTACTCAGTAAAGACTTTGCACGATCAGACAAAAATGTTTCAAGGGACGAGTATAACTAAAGCAAATCCTGCAGACTTTAATTTTGCAGTACATTTGACAAAAGAGAAAGATGAAAGTATTGTACTTGATCTCCTAACCGATTATGAGAGTAATTCAGGTGGAGAGCAATTAAAATCTTTTGACATCTACTTTGTAACTGCTGAAAGCACATTCAAAGTAGAAGGGTGCATACTTACAGACGGAGAGTTCACATTGAACAAATCCGAACCTTTGACTCTAACTGTCAATGGAAAAGGCAAAAAACTAACAAGAGTAGGAAATGCTTCATTTAGTATTCCCGGCAACTTGCAATCGCCAAGTGCCACAAGAACTCCTGTCAGAGCTTTGCTCGATGTAGAAGTTGGAGGCTCAGATGTCACTAATCTGGTCACCGCTACTTTGAGCGTGCAAAATAATATTAATTGGACTCCATATGAAACCTTGCAAAATAGTTTGTCGGTTACAGATGCGTCTAACGCAATGTATCCTACAAGCTACACTATAAATGATAGGGTTGTATCTGGAAATATCACTCAGTTTTTGACTAGTGATAATTCCAGTACATTCCAAACTTTTAACACTAATACTTCAGTGGCAGTTAAGACTTTAGATAGTGGAAGTACTTTTTTTAATGCAAACTTATCAAATTGTATGTTTACGAAAAGAACAGAAGCTAATGAAATCTTTACACAAACTTTTGACTATAGGTTAGTCACTAGTCCTGCTGATTTAGGAAGTATAATTACATATTAAGGATAAAAATTATGGAACTAAAAAACTTACTAGTTGATAGTAAAACAACATGGGTAGATTTCCCTGGACTTGATGGATTTAATGTCGAACTAGCTCTTCTTTCTAGAAAAGAACTTATGAATCTTAGAAAGAAATGCACAGACAATAAATTTAATAGAAAAACTAGAGCATTTGAAGAAACTTTAAATGACGAAAAATTTGTAAAAGAATTTACAAATGCAACTGTAAAAAATTGGAAAGGCTTGAAAATGGCTTACTTAGAAGACTTACTATTAGTAGATTTATCTAAAGTAGACCCCGAAGACCAAATGGAATATAGCGAAGAAAATGCATGCATTCTTGTAGATAACTCACAAGAGTTTGATAATTGGCTCAACGAGGTAGTCTTTGACTTAGAGAATTTTCGTAGCGAAAAGCCAAAAAAAGTTGTTAAAGCGTCTGACCCTGTATCTGGATAATCAAGATGTTGGCATGTCTAAGGATCAATACCTTAGAATGTGCGAACAAATGAAACAAGAGCCAGATTTTGAAAAGTGTCCAGATGATTGGGAAGATTTTCCAAATGTTGTAGTCAATGCTGTTAATATCTTTCATAGTATGGGAGATAAGATTATGCCAGATATAGGCTATTTAGGCAAAGACTACACTAATTTTGAGTTTTTCTTAAAATTATATGATATAGAAAATCACCAAAAAGATTTTGTAACAGAAATAATACTATCAATGGAATCACGAGCAGTAGAGAATGCTCAAAGAAAGCTAAAAGCAGAATACGATAAGATAAAGAGAAAGTAATGGCGAGTCAACAAGATATAACCCAAGTAGTAGTCCAAGCGATTACCAAAGGGTTTAAACAAGCTAGAAAGGATATGCAAGACCTTAACCAAGGTGTTGAGTCCGTAGGAAGAGGGGCGAGACGAGGTGGTCGAGAGCTTGACAAATTCGGTAGAGGAGTTAAAGGTGCTGGAGGAATATCTTCTAACACAACTAAAAACTTTTCTAAAATGCAACAAACTATTGACGGAGGCGGTGGTAACACTGGCCTTGTTCGTGCGTATGCATTATTAGCTGCAAACGTTTTTGCCGTTACTGCTGCTTTTGGCGTTCTTCAAAGAGCAGCAGCCGTAGATAAATTAACTGAATCTATGGAAATTCTTTCTACTAGAGGTGGACAAGACATTGAAGTTTTATCAAATAAACTAAAAGAAGCCTCAGGAAATGCTATTGCTCTTGATATGGCGTTTAGACAAGTGTCTCTAGCTTCTAGTGCAGGATTAAGCACTGCAGAAATTGAAGGATTAACAACAGTAGCAAAAGGTGCTGCCATATCATTAGGTAGAGACTTACCAGACGCACTAGACAGAATATTTAGAGGTGCCATTAAACTAGAGCCTGAGATTCTAGATGAAATTGGATTGTTCGTAAGAGTTGACGAAGCAGCTAAAAAGTACGCTCAACAACTAGGTCGAACAGTAACTTCACTATCACAGGCTGATAAAAGACAAGCCTTCTTAAACGAAATCCTTGACCAAGGTATAACTAAATTTGAAGAGTATGCAGATACCGTCGAGCCCGACGCATTCACTCAATTAGCTGCATCATTAACAGATATCGCACTATCCCTAACAAAATTCTTTACTGGAGTTTTTGAACCCTTTATAAAATTCTTAGCAGAAAATAAAGTTGTTCTTGGAGGTGTCTTTGTAGCTATAGCCGGGTCTTTGTTAAATAAAGCGATTCCAGCTATTGGACAGTTTATGACAGGTTCAGCAGCAGCGGCAGAACAGGCAAGAATGGAAGCTCAAGAATATATTGAAGGTGTTGCTGCAAAAGCAAATGCTGGGATTAAAGAAGCAAAAAGAGAAGCAAAAGAAAGATTAAGAATAGCTGAAGACACTCGTAAAAAACAAGAAGAAAAAATGGGCAAAACTCCTACTTTTAGATCTCAAGCAGCAGGAGCAAAAGAAAATAGAGCAAAACTAGAGGACAAAAGTTTAAGTAGAGCACAAAGACAAGTAGAAATTGAAAAAAGACTTGGAATACTTGAAAAAGCAAAGAAAAGAGCAAAAGATGACAGTCTAAAACTAATTAGAAAAGAAGAAAGGGCTCTCAAAAAGAACTTAAAAACACTAGAAGATATTAAAAGAGAAGAAAAGAAAATAAGAGATTTAAAGAAAGAAAAAGTAAGTATAGAAAGTTTAGAGGGCAGTGGAGCGGCAAGAAGATTACAAAAACTTCAAAACCAGGAAACCTTTAGTGGAGCAATTGCTAGTGCAGCAGGAGCAACAGAAACTGGTACCGGAGGTTTCTTTGGAATGAAAGATGGATTCAAAACATTAAATGCAGAATTTGATAAAATGGATCCAAAAGCAATGAAACTAGAAGGTACAATGGGTAAACTAACTATGGGCTTCCAAAAAGCAAAAGGAGGTCTTGCAGTCTTAGCTGGTGGATTCCAAAATATGATGATGGTTATGGGGCCTTACATCATGTTAGCAGGTGTGGTTTTAACAGTACTTACAGCATTATTTAAAGTTTTTGCAACAGGACAAAAAGAATCAAAAAAATTAACTTCTTCTCTTGAAAACTTATCTCAAATTACTGAGAAAATAGGAGAAAGACAAGAGAAACAACTTTCTATAATGAATGACCAAACAAAAACATTCCAGGAACAGCAATCAGCAACTTTAGCACTAATTACAAGTAATAATGAACTAGCAAATTCAACTCTAGAAACCATTAAAAGGTTTGAAGATTTTCAAAAAGCTTCAAATGGTCTGCAAAATACATGGCAAGGATTTTTAAGCATATTTGGTAGTAGTCAACAGCAAAAAACTTTTGATGAAGTAAATGTATCTGTAGATGAACTTCTTCAAAGTTTATCTAGACAAGATGACGATCTGATGTTAAATAAATTAATGGACGAAGGCACAATGTCTTTGAGAGCGAATATTAAAGCTAATGAACAATTAGTAAAAATTCAAGAAGCGCGAAAAAAATCTACTAGAGCATTGGCAGAAGCAACAACAGGCTATAATGAATCTACAGTTCAGGCAATTGTAAATAATGGTAATTTTGGTGAAAAACTAGGATTAGCTGGTAATGTTTTATTTAATGATATGACAGTAAAACAAAAATTAGCATCAGTTGGTATGATCTTTTTTGGAGACGTAACTGAAAACGCGGCTGAAGATGTAACTGAGAACTTGAATGTAAGTATTGAAGAAGCAACTGAACTATTTGCTGAGTTTTCAATTATTACTGATGTACAAGCTAAAAGACTAAAAAGTTTTCAAAGCGCAGTTAAAGGAGCGGAAGATTCTGTAGGAAAATTCCAACAATCTTTCTTACCAAGAACTAAAGCTGACGAAATACTTGGAAGTTTAGAAGCAATAACCGAATCCTTTGAAGGATTAATGAAACCAATAGATGAAACTAGAGAAATAATGGGCAAAGAATTTACTGCTACAATGGATAATGCATTTGATCCAAAGAAAGTAAATGAGTTTTTAGAAAAGTTTGATGAAGAAGATAACCCAATAAGAAAAATATTTAGTGACAATCAACTTGAAAGAATAAAAGAGTTTGCTGCTGAAGGAGTATCAGGACAACAAAAAGCACTAGATATAATTAAGGACGTTACTACACAGTACAGTGTATATCAAATGAATATACTTTCTGCAAAGCAAGAACAAAAACTACTAAATGAAGAACAAAAACTATTTAACAATTTGGTAAAAAAAGGTGGAGTAGCAGGAGATCAAGTAGCCCTTAGAAAATTAGCAAATATACGATTAGAAAGAAACTTAGTAAAAGACAATAATGCAATGCTTCTTGATACTGTAAGTTTAAATAGAAAACAACAAGAAGAAGCAGTTGAACTTTTAAATACAGCAACTTCTCATGCTGAAGTAATGGAAATTACACAAAAATTTAATATTACTAGTACTCAACTATATGCACTACAAGGAAGTCATTATGAAGTAATCAATGCAGAAGCAAAAGCTTTACTTGCTGAAGAAACATTAATTCATGATGTTAGAGAAATGAATTTAAATTCATTACTTACCCAAGTCAAAGCGCATGAAAAACTCGCAAAAGCAAAAGCAGAAGAAAGAGAACTAGATGCTAAGTTAGGTACAGTATTAAAAGACTTACCAGGATTTAAAATTGCTGAATTAACAATAAAAGCTGCAGAAGAAGAAAGTCATTTAAAATCGATAAGTTTCAAAATTCAAGCTGATTTACAAAAAGTTGCTTTAAATATAGCAAAGATAGAAGCTGAAAATTTAGCTAAAAGAGAGTTTGTACTAGAAAAAGAAATGGCAGCGCAAAAGATTGCTGAATTAAATAGAAAAATGCAAGAGCAACAGGATATAATTGATGCAGAACCTGACGGAGGATTTACTCCAACAGGAATAGCTGCCGCTGCTGAGCAAAAGAGAATACTTGCCGAAATAAGAGGTCAAGAAGCAATATTATTTAAAGTAGCAGAGGACGCTGGAGAATCACTTGCTGTAGGTGTAACTAAAGGGCTTATAGACGGCTTAGAAAACAACTTAGGCACTTTAGAAGAGGCTTTTGAAACACAAGGCAAAGTTGCAGCAAAAGCTTTTGCATTAGCAGTAAAAGAACAAATTCAGGGAGCAGAAGGAACAGGACTTGGAGGAGTCAGAACAATTGCAGCAGCAATGGGAGCTGAAAAAGATGTTAGTTCTAGAATTGAGAAGCTTGAAGGCAAAGGCATATTAAGTGAAGAAGAACAAAGAGAGATAGAAGCATTAAAATTAAAACTTGAAGCATTAGAAAAAATAAACACAACTTACATACAGTTAACAACAACAGCAATGAACTATGCAAGTGTTCTAAAAGGACTTGGCCCAGATGGAGAATTTGCGGCTGCTGTAATAGAAGGAACAGTAGGTATAAGTAATGCCTTCGCGAGCATGAGAGAACAATTAGACGCATTACCTGATGCAGCAGCACAAGCAGCAGCAGGCTTTACAGATCAAGACATGGCACAAGCAAAAATGGCTATTGGTG